TCTGTGTAAACCTTTTCCATTGTTTTTGTAAAACTATCATCATCATTTAAATTTTCTAGCCAATCACGTAGTTGAATCTTGGCTCTTTCAATACGATTACGAGCACGGTCTACCGCACTTGCATCTTCGTTCATTTCAAACCTTAATAGCGTTCTATCTGAAATATCAAAACGATATCCCAAACCTACAACGTTTTCTACCTTAGCATCAATAGCAGCATGATTAGCAAATGATGTGTCATAGAAGTTGGCTAACTCATACATGTTATATGGAGGAGTGATTACGTCAAATAGTCCGTAGCCATTCCTATATACCGTGCCAGGATTGATTTGTTTTGATCCAGCATTCACTCCAGATGGTGTTGCGTTTGCTGCATCTAAGTAAGCAGCGTTAAATTCTGGAGCAGCATACTTTGTTAAATTGCGTGTTGTTCTACGACGAAAGTTTTGATCAAGTCCAACGTAATCTTTTAAAACATCCCAACTTTTATTAAAGGGATCGTGTGATTTAAAAATATTGTCTTCTTTTTCTTCTGTATTAAGACTTGCACGGATATACTGTTCTTCACTCATCCATTGCCCCTCTTCCATGCTTTTCTAATGTTTGTTGTGCTGCATGCCAAGCACCTAAATCATTCATTGAAGGAATTAATCCTTCTTTTAATCTTGCTTTTTGCTCGGAATATTCTTCTTCACTAACCTGAGTTAGCCCTGGAACAAATACAGCCTTACCAAGTCCATCATCTCCGTGATGCATTGCAACTTTTTTTAATTCTGCAATTTTTGAAAGATCCCCACGGTCGGACGGTATATTTAAAACTGAGCCTTCTTCGTCTGTAAACCATTTACCAGTAGATGTCTTATATACGTAAAGACCCCAGTCATAATGCTTATCTATTACCTGACGACGTACATTTTTAACATAAGGTTTACCAGTTTTTGGGTTAATTAAAGATTCCATAACCATAAGTATATCAGACTATACAGGTGTGGAGACGTTCGTTGACCATTCAGTATCTGCATATACATTTAATTTTTCAGGTTGATAAACTAGGCCTTCTCCGTCATCAACGATTATCTTATTTGTGCCTATATATGTTTTATAAATATCTGAAGGATTAATACCATAGAACTCTGATGATCCTATTACTAACATACCGTCCCAAGTAAAGTTATTAAACCAGAACTGCCAATCGTTTGTTGTTATACCGTCTGTTAATACCTGGAACCAAGGCCTAAACCTTCTGCTTTCAACCTCTTGTAGGCTGTTTGCCTGATAATATGCAATGTTGTTAAATAATATTGGCCCTGTTAAATTTATGCTTCCAAGATATGAGTTATATACAAGAGAGGTTAAAAATGCTACACCTATAGATGACCACTCTTTAAGAGATAGGACTGGCTCTCTTACTAGGCTACCATTTAAATAAAATCCAACACCATTATAAGGTATGCCGTTTTGATTTAAAACAAATATTCTACCTCTATCCAAGTCAGTGCTGTTTGCCTGTAAGTAAAACTTTAGAGTTCCACTCTTATGGTTAATTTCAAAAATCTCTGTTGCTGTTGCTGGAAACGAATCTTGATCATATCTTAGCCACAGTTGCATAGCGCTTACTTTATAGTTAGTCGCTAGTTCCTTGTTAATTGGAAGATTTAACCCACGATTTTCTAGAATATTTATTTCGCCACGAACTTCAATTCCAGATGTTTTTGTCAGGTATAGGTACGGAGTGCTTTCTTTATATATACTAAATGGATTCTTAGACTTGTAGTCAAAATAAATACCATTCTTTTTATATGGAAATAGGTCTACTCCAAACCTTGTTCCTACTGGATTAAAGGAGTTATCATTAAATGCTTGAGAAGCCAACTGTAATTTGTTTAATAGAATTGGCTTAGTTAAAACTCCACGACTATTAAATTCAAGACTATAGACAATTGCAAGTCTATTAAAATCTACCGTCTTAATTGGATAAATTAATGTATTATTTAAAATTTCAAATCTTGTTGTTTCCCAGTTTTCGTAGTTATTTAAGTCAAGGACTTTATACTCATCTGGTTTTTCTTCGTTAGCAAAAGATGTAGGAACGTTTGCACCGTCTGCAACATACTGAAATGTTACATAACTTTTTATTTGTGCGCCATCTGTATTGTAATAAGAAGATGTCGTTCCAGATTCTTGCTGTAAAGTTGTTGTTGTTGGATATCCTAAATTAAATTGTAAAAAGTCTATCTCATAAAATTCTTCACCACTATTGTTTTTTACAAATTGAGCAAAGTAAGAAAGTGGTAGATAGTCTTGCCAATACCCTGCAACGCCTATGTCTAAGAAATATTTTTCATATGCTTCTGATGGAAGAATTGTATAACTGGCTGTGTGATCAATTAATTGCTGACCCTTGTCTAATTCAATAAACCCATTTGTATCAATATAGGTTGTTATTTTTGTAGAATTTAAGGTTGTTCCTAGCCCAATAGAATAAAGTCTTCCTGTAAAGGTATAGTCCCCAGAATCATCTCCACAGACATACATTTTTAATGAACTTTGATTTCCAAAAAATGAACTTACGTTGCTGCCAAATTTTTCTGATAATGTTTTTATATTAAATCCAACTGCAAAAAGGCTGTTAGCGGTTATTGCCGTAGAGGTAAATAGCAATTGCGTAGTTCCGTTATAGGTTAAGGAATATTTTATTAAATTTCCATCTTTAAGAATTGTAAAATAGTTATTGTTTGATGGATTGTATATTTTAAATAATATCTCATCTGATGCTAGGTTATGAGAACTAAAGACGCCATAACAACTCTCAACTTCACTTGACAATAAGTTAAACCTTGAAAAATTAATGTATGACTCAATAGAGTTCCACGTATTGTTGGGTCTAAAAGACAAAAACCTATCGGTAATAACAGGACCAGACTCGTTGTCTTGTACATCTTTGTTGTCATCATATAAGTCTTGCAATGTTTTTGTTCCTAAAAATATTTCTGGCAAGGCATACTCTGGTGTTCTTAGACTTGTTTGACTAGTTGATAGGTTATCAAAACTTCCTTGATCCCAGCCAGCAAAATCTGGATAATTATAGTTAGAAGTATAATCTGCAAATGGATAATCTATAAAAGCAGTTGTTCCTCCATATGATGAGTTTATTCCTTCCGCAGAAACAACTCCTTGGCCGTAGACCCATCTGCGCTTTGCAACTGTAACTGGAACTTGATAAGAATATATGGCAACACAATCAATTTCAAAAGGATAAACATTATTGCTTGCATAGAATCCTACCCAATCTTGACTGTCTCCGCTGTTATCAAGTTCTGCTGGAAGAGTTAGGTTTGCGGTATCTAAAGATAATGACAAAACTTCTTCGCCATTAACTAATAAAGATGCAGAATTTCTAATTAAACGAATGTGAATAAGCATTGGCCTAAACCATTCACCAACGAAATGTGAAGCAAACTGATCACCAATAACTAGTGTTAAGAATCCATCTTCAACATACAATCCATCTTCTGATGCTATTGGTCCAAAAATTTTAAATGGTGTAGATGTGTTTACTGCTATTCTTGCCCAGAATTCAATCGTGTAGTCGTTGTACTGTCCTTTTTTATTTAAAAATCCTTTACCTGGAAGTATTAAAGATGCGTCAGTATTTGGTTCTATTCTTGTTACTCCGCTTGCGCCATAAACTAATGGAATACCTGCATTCTTACATTTTAAACCACCCTCAGTAATATAATATCCAGAATCTTCTGCAACTCCATATGCTTGTGCTTCTACTGCATCATATCCACCGTAAATGCTTATACTTGTTGGCACTGTAGTTTCTGTTATTCCGTTTAAAGAATATGTATTAAATTCTTCATTCCACTGACCCAAGGTAATACCATTTATATAGAATTCGTTATCTGCTGATGTTGTTGACCCCTCAAAAACTTTAATTTTAATTACAAGTCTTAGTTGTGCAGAAACATTTGGAATTTCAAAAGTTTCAGAAATAAATCCCCATTTTTGATAAAGTGTGCTAGTAAAGGTTTTTAAATTTTGGATTATAGTTGATGTGGCTGGATCTGTGTATTCATATCCTATTGATACCGTTTGTAAAAATAAACTATTTGAATAAAAATATGAGCCAACGGTAAATGTTCCAAGGTCTGCGAGAGTGTTAAGATTAAGTATGTTAGGACTGATAATTGATGCTTCAATTGTTTCTGATACTGGAACACTAACCCTAATCCTGTTTAAATGACTATCTGGAAATGGCTCTGCTAGATCTTCAAAAGATGTTGCAAGAGCAGCACTTGTTGGTGTCCACAAAGTTGCAAGATTGCGTCGTGCTTCAGAAATTAAACTCTTATAGTCAACCGTATCGTCTAATGCCCACAAAACAAGCGGATGCTCTGAATATACTTTTTCTGCATATAAATTTGATGGATTAGACATTTTTCTCCTATACCCTTATTATAGCAGGGGAAGGGTTAAAATATATGAATCTATTAATGTCCCGTTAAAGAACGCCAGATATCAACATAAATTTTACTGGCTACATAAAGTGCAGCAAGATTCAATAATAACTGATAAACGTAAATTGAAGCATTAGTTTTATGCTTAAGCGGTAACTTTTTTACTTCTTCTAAATTCCTATATGCTGTTTTCATATAGTTTAATAAAGTTTAATCTCACAAGCATCCGTGCTGCAATAAGCCTCACCTTGTGCTTCTAGATTTTCTACGCCATCATAAATTGCAGACCAGTCAATCTTTGCAATCTTACCAACATAGGAGTTATACTCTTCTCTTGTAATATTGCTATATGGTTGCTGAGGGAATGTTTGGTTACCCATTGGTAAAAATGAAACAGCCTTTAGTTCACCCTCATAAAGATGAAGTGCTGGAGCAATATGCTTTTTCTCTGTTTCCTTATCAAATGATAAAGTTACAGATACTCCATTGTCAGACCAATACTTTTGAGCGGTAGCAGCCAAACCAATCTTTTCAAAAAGACTTACATCCTTTTCAGAACGGGGATGTCCAGACGCTACTGGAAAATATACTACTGAAGTGTTAGCAGATACTAAATCTGCTTCAACTTTATACCCTGCTGCTTTAAATAAATGAAGCATTGGATCTGTATTTCCAAACCTTATAGCACGTAGATAAAATTCTCCGCCTGGACCCCAATGAACTCCTGGTGTTGCACCAGATAGTAGTGATACAGAGCCTGAAGGTTTGACGGTAGTTACACGAATTGATTCACGTACACATAGCCATTCTGAGTATTTTTTGTCATACCCGCGAATTTTATTATATCCAGAATCCATCCAGTCACGAAGTGCTGGCATTCCCTTTGTATCAGCAAATGATGCAATACCAGTTAGAGATGTTCCAATACGACGATTACGTTGCATAATTCCATTTGTGGTTTGCCAATGTGTTGGCATGAGAGTAACAGTCTTACCATATAGATATGCAAACTTTAATGTACGAAGAAAATCTTCTCTGTCGTCGTGACGATTTAAGTGAACTTCTACTAGTGTACATAATTCATAAGATTCTAATGGTTGTTCTGCACATGGATTAAAACCCATCACACGATAATCTTTACCATCTGCTGCATCTGCTAGTCTTCCATAATTACGAGCAACATCTAGCCAAATAAATCCTGGCTCTCCATTGTCTGCAATTAAATCAACATAATCTTCATAGTTTGTTCCAACCTCTGCAGCAATAGAGTTGTTAGACATCCAAGCCCATCCTGGATTTTTTGGATCATACGAGTTACGTTCTGGAAAAACCTCTGCATTTTTTAAATTACTAAAGTCTTTATCTTCAGGATTACCCAAAGCGAGGGTAGCAGAACGACGAACATTACCAGAAACAACGCATGTACCAATAAGGTTTACAATATCTACTATTGCACGAGAATCAAACTTATCTCCTGCTCTAGATCCTACGACCTTTGTAATAC